GAAAATTGTGTCATATGGGGTGAGAGGACTGATGTTGATACATTCTATGCAGCAAGTGATATGTTTTATTTTGCATCTAAAATAGAATTAAATCCATTATCAGTTAAAGAAGCTCTATCATATAAATTACCTTCTATATTTAGAAAGTTACATACATATTTGGATACCTATGATAATAATAGTTTAGTTACTTATATTGATGATGATTTAAAATTAACTAAACGAGTTATATTAGAAACTTTACAACCTGAATTTAATGAAATACCAGGTTGGTTTGCATATACCGATTTATATAATGAAATGGTTGAATCCGCTAAAGGTGGAGAAACGTTTGTAGAAGTTGGAGCATGGTTTGGCAAATCAACAAATCATTTAGCCGCAAAAATTAAAGAGTCTGGTAAGGATATTAAATTTACATCGGTAGATACTTGGAAAGGTACTGATGATGAGGAATTGCATCAAAATATTGTTGGAGCATTTAATGGAGATATATTTTATGAATTTATAGATAATACAGTTCTATCAGATAACTATGGTACGTTTGATACAATCAAAGATACTTCGCATAATGCAGCTAATCAATTCCAAAATGGTAGTATAGATTTTATTATGTTAGATGCTGGGCATTCATATGATTCATTGATGGAAGATGTAAAAGTTTGGTACAACAAAGTGAAACCAGGTGGAATTATTAGTGGAGATGACTATGGTGTATTTCACGGAGTAACACAAGCAGCAAATGAATTTTTCTATGAGCAGTTTGATAAAGGATTTCGTTCATTCATTCGTAAGAAACCTCGTATTCAAATAAAGCATATGTTGACTAGACCAGATGATATGAGAGAAAGAGTATCTATTCAATCTATTAAACAATTGGAAAAATATGGTATGTATTACGAACCAATTGTAAACCAACCATATGAAGGATTTGCACCCGCTGAAAATTGTAGAAGACCTGAACATATAAGTAAAGATAATAAGCCGGGAGAATTATACCCTGGTGCTGGTTTGGGTTGGATGACTGGTAGACATTATGGTTGTTATTTGGCGCATAGAATGGCATTAGAAACTATGGATACTGAAAAATTTGATTACACTTTAGTATTTGAAGCTGATGCATTTATCTATACTGGTTTGGAAGAATTCGTTGAAATAGTACATAGAGCATGTTTCCTATCGGAAAGAGATAATGTACCATTCATATCATTTGCAGATAATCCATCAAGAGAAAAAGAAAAAATAGATGAGTTGTTTTCAAAGACAGCAGCAAATCAAGACCTTGCACATTGTTATTTAATTCCAAATAGAGAAAAGCAATGGTGGGCAGATAGACTTAAAGATTGCGGATGGGATGTTGGTGACCTTTGGTATAATCATGTATTTATCAATCACCCAAGACCAAGATATACAACAAACAAAATGTATAGTAAGCAAGCAGAGGGATTCTCTTTATTGGATTTAACAGTTAAAACTTGGAGTTAATGATATACGATAATTTAAAGAAAAATAAAAATAATATAGTTGAGGTAAAAAATAAAGTGATAATTCATTTTGTTAAAGGACCATATGTTGAAATTAAAGGAAACATAGATTCACAATACACAGTTAAATTTATAGATAATAAAACTGGAAAGGTACACTATTCTACAAATATAAAAAATAATTGTTGGTGTAAATGTAGTATAGAATATTTTGTAGAATGGAAAATTGCTATTTATCAAAATGATAAAATATGGCACGAATATGTTTATAATTCAAAAGGTAAACGTGTTTATATAGCAATGGATTCAAAGGCTTTAGGTGATTCATTGGCTTGGGTTTCATATGTTGAAGAATTTAGAAAGAAACACAATTGTGAAGTTATAACTTCTACATTTATGAATCATATGTTTGAAGAAAGATATCCTAATGTAAAATTTGTAGAACCTGGCAAAGCAGTTGAAAATTTATACGCAATGTATTGTGTTGGATTATTTTATAATGATGATAACTCTATAAACTTCTTTAAAAACCCAATTGACCCAAAGACGCAAACAATGCAAAAAATGTGTTCTGATATATTGGGACTAGATTTCAAAGAAGTAAAAACTTTAATTAAAAAAAGAAATGTTAAAATAGACACAAAGCTTAAACAAGTTTGTATTGGTGTATTTGGTACTGCGCAATCTAAATTTTGGAATAATACAACTGGATGGCAAGATGTAGTAGATTGGTTAAACAATAAAGGATATACGGTTAAATTATTATCTAAAGAGGGTGATGATTATATGGGAAATAAATTACCAAAAGGAATAGTTCAGCATCCAAACGGCCCATTGGAATTGGTTATGGATGAAATGTTAAAATCAAAAGCATTTATAGGTATTGGTAGTGGGTTGAGTTGGTTAAGCTGGAGTTTGAATGTTCCTACTGTACTGATTAGCGGATTCTCATATGATTGGGCGGAAATGCAAGATTGTATTAGAATAGCAGCACCTAAAGGAAAATGTGAGGGTTGCTTCAATAGAATTCGTTTAGATGCTGGTGATTGGAATTGGTGTCCTGACCATAAAGGAACGGATAGACAATTTGAGTGTACAAAATCAATAACATCAGAAATGGTAATAAAAGAATTAGAAAAATTCTTATAAAAACAAAAAAATCATATACTTATATATATAAACAATAAAAAACAAAATTTATGGCAGGATTAGATAACATTCCACAAAAACAATCTATTGAGATTGAAATAGCTAAATTAGATGAATCTATTTTAGATACAATAAACTCATTAAATGACAAATCAAATCAATTATTACTTGAGTTTGGGCAAATTTATATTAGAAAACAGGAAATAGCAGATGAATTGGTTAGATTAGATTCTTTACTTGAAAAGGGGGAAACTACATTTAAAAACACAAGTATTGAATTAAAAGAAATTTTAGAATCATTAGATGATAAATACCCAGCTGGAAGACTTAATTTACAAGATGGTACGGTTCAATATCAACCAGGTGCACCAACTAGAAAGCAATTGGCTGAACAACAAGCTCAGCAACAACAACAATCTTCTGGAAACGGAATGAAAGTAGTAAAAGAATAATCTCATATATTTATATGATATAAGGTATCGTATAATGAACGGATTATCAAATTTTTTAGCAGAATCAATATTATTGGAAGCGGACTCCATAAACAAAGTAATAGTTGTTTATTCGGGCCGCTTTCAACCTTTTCATAAGGGCCATTACGCAACTTATGATAATTTAGTAAAGAAATTCGGAAAGGATAGTGTTTACATCGGAACTTCTAATGTTACCGATTCAAAGAAATCTCCATTTAATTTTAAAGAGAAAAAAGCAATAATGACAAACATGTTTGGTATCCCATCAAACAAAATTGTCAATATCAGAAATCCATATGCACCTGAAGAAATTCTAAATAAATACGATGAAGATACAACTGGTTTAATAGTTGTAGTTGGTGAGAAAGATAAGCAAAGACTTAGTGGTAAATATTTCACACCATATAAAGGTAAAGTAACTGAACCTTATTTAGATAGAGGATATGTTTACGCATCTCCAGCTACTGCAAATCCTATAAGTGGTACTGATGTTAGATATTGGTTAAGTGCTGGAAGCGCTGCTGATAGAAAGAAAAACTTTACAAAAGCATATCCTAAATTTGATGAACAAATATTCAAATTAATTACCCTTAAGTTAAAGAGTTTAAAAGAATGTATTAATGAGGAAATTAAAATAAATGTAAAAATTGGAGATACTATTCTAATGGGTAGATTTAAAAATAAAAAAGTAGTTGTAAAAACAATAGGAACTGATGATTGGGGAATGCCAACAATCAATGGTAAGAAGGTAGCAACATTTAGAATTCCTAAAAAAGAAGAATTAAAAGAAGCTGCTAGTAATGCTGGTATGACTGCCGGTGATGAACCTGATACATCATTTGTAGCAGATGGACAACCTAGAATATTAAATAAAGCTAAGCCTGAAGGTTGGTATAAGCAAGGTGGATATACTCAAATAGATACTCCTAAAGCAGATTCTATGAGAGGTAGAGGAAAATCAAAAGATACAGAAACGCAATTCAGAAAAGCTTATTATAAACTTAAGAATGTAACACAAAGTACATTGAATCCTGCAGATGACCCACATACTGTTGAGGATTGGCAAGAAACCGAACCAAATAAAGCAATAGATAAACCTAAAAGATTTTGGGAATTGCCTGATAATCAAAAAGATACAATAATTTCAAAAGAAGATATTAAAGAAATAGTTTCTGATTTTGATTCCATATTAGATGAAATGGGATTTCCCGGCGGATCTGGTGTAGGTTTGAGTTTACCGGGTGGATATATTAATGGGGCACCTAATACTAAAGATGTTAAGAAATTAAAATCTAAATTGGATGGTGATGATAGTGATGAATATACTAAAGTAAAAGAAGTAACTACTGTAAAAAATCACATACCTGTTGATTCTGGTGGGGCAGATGATGATTTTAACAAACATCATAAAGGTGGAATGTACACACCTGATTGGGGTTATGAAGCAGAATTGGATACAATTGATTTTGATGATGATAGAGAAAAAAAACCTGGTCATCAAGCCGATACTAAAGATACACAAAATAAAGGATATGAGCCTGTTAAAGAAATGAATGATAAAATTCCTGGTGGTTTGGCAAATGGTAAAACTTTAATTGATTTGGCTAATAAGTGGGATTCTAAAGGATATTACGAACCAAAGCAATTTGCAGCAGAATATATTAAACCTAAATTGATAAATGGTATTAGAGTTGAAATGGAGCATACATCTGATATTAGATATGCAGCCGAAATAGCAATGGACCATTTATGGGAAGATATAAATTATTATCAAAAGTTGGCAAGTATTGAAGGTGATAGTATAGCTGAAGCAAGTGGTAATGGGGCTTTCTACAATGATGGTAACGCAACAAGCGGTACGATGTGGAATGCAAATTGGGATGATTATGATAATGAAGGATATTATTTAGATAATTTAGAAGGCTGGAACTTTTTTGATAAAACACCATCTGAAAGAGAAAAGAAAAAAGCAGTAGACCAAAAATTACCAATAGATAATCATAATGATACAACTGATAAGTACAATCGTATATTAAAGCATGATTTAAAATTACCACAAGATTTTCTTAAAGAGGAATTATTAGTTGAGGGTGGTGCTTATGGGCATATGAACCATCCATTTGATATTGAAATGAATCTTACTTTTGCAGATTTAAAAAATATTGTAACTAAAGCACTAAATGGTGATTTGGAAACTGTAAGAGAAAAAACTGATGGACAAGCATTAGCAATTAGTTGGGTAAATGGAAGATTAGTTGCAGCTCGTAACAAATCACACCTAAAGAACAAAGGTGAAGGTGCTATGACAATAGGACAAGTAGCTGAAAAGTTTGGAGGTAGGGGCGGATTGACTGATGCATATAATTTCGCAATGAAAGATTTATCAGCAGCAATATCAGCACTATCCGAACCCCAACGTAAGAAGGTTTTTAAGGATGGTGCATGTTTTATGAATTTGGAAGTAATATATCCAACATCAGTAAACGTAATCCCATACAACCAACCCCTATTAGTATTTCATGGTACGTTTGAATATGATAGAGAGGGTGTTATAGTAGGCGAGAATCAAGAAGCTGCAAAAGTATTAGGTGGAATGATTAAGCAAGTAAATGCACATGTTCAATCCAAATATACAATTCAGGGACCTCCAATGCAAAAATTACCTAAATCGGAAGACCTTTATAAATTGCAAGGAAAGTATTTGGGAATGATAACTAAATTACAATCTGAATTTGCATTAAATGATAAATCGGGAGTAGCTGATTATCATCAAGCTTGGTGGACAAACTTTGTAAATAAAGGTGCAAAGAGTTTGGATGCACAGCAAAAAATAGGATTAGTTAAAAGATGGGCTTTTGGTGATAAGAGTTTCCGTATAGCAGATATAAAAGACCCTAAGATACAAAAATGGGCAGATACAACCGATAAGAATGACCAAGCTAAAATATCAAAACAAAATCTAATGAGATTTGAGGAAATATTTTTAGGAGTTGGTGCAGACGTTTTATCATTTATGGATTCGGTATTGACAGCAAATCCAAAACAGGCTACTAAACAAATGTTAGCTCGTTTGGAAAGTACAATAGCAGATGTTAAAGCAAGTGGTGACCCTAAAAAGATTGCAAAACTTAAATTAGAATTGAGTAGAATGCAAGCATTGGGTGGATTTGATAAAATTGTACCAAATGAGGGCTTGGTATTCGTATATGGCGGTAACACTTACAAATTAACAGGTGCATTCGCACCCCTAAATCAAATTTTAGGTATTTTCTTCGCAAAATAATCGTTTTCTTAATTTTGATATACTTATATATACAAATATATCGTATATAGTATGGCAAAGGAATTCAATAAAAAGTTTATGCACCCAACACGTAGAAAGTTGGTTGATATGGTTTTGACGGGTGGGGAATATCAAAAGGAAACACAAATTTCATTCTCCGGAGCAGACAAAAAAAAGATAAAAAGAGAAGTTGGTGATAAGTGGACTGATGATAATGGTAAGTCTTATGAACAATTAGAAGCTGGTAAAATAGAAATATCTGAATTGGGTGATACTATGGCAGAAGTTAGAGCTTACTTAGATAAGTTAAACACTTGTAAATCGGATAGTTGTAAAACAATCAAAGTAGGTAGAGTTGATAAAAAATTAATATCTAAAACTGGATATTGTTTACATTGTCTTACTATAAAAGAATCTCAAATTAAATTAGATGGATTGTGGGAAGCCTATGAGGATTATAAAATATATTCTAATATGATTGGATATGGTAACGATGTATTATCTCAATTCAAACAAGCTTATAGAGATGCAAAGCAAACCTATGAAGTAGTTCAAGAAGATGGCAAGATTGAAACTTGGAGTATGGAGAGGGATGTGGAAGAACTTAAAGCAGAAATTCTTTTGGATATTGTTAAGTTTGAAGGTGAAATTGAACAAGCTACTAAATTAAGAAATGAGGCTTACGATAAATTAAAAGATAAAAATTACGATTTAGTAAGGCCTCTTAAAGATTAATATGAGTACTGGTATAACACAAAAGAAATCTTTAAAAGAGATTATTGCAGAAGAATACAAAAAATGTGCGGTAGACCCAATACATTTTATGAAGAAGTATTGTATGATTCAACATCCTGTTAGAGGTAAGATACCATTTCAATTATTCCCATTTCAGGAAAAGACTTTAACACAATTTAAAGATAATAGATTTAACGTAGTTCTAAAATCAAGACAAACTGGTATCTCAACACTTTGTGCTGGGTTTTCACTTTGGAAGATGATATTCAATACGGATTTTAATGTGTTGGTAATTGCAACAAAGCAAGAAGTGGCAAAGAACTTAGTAACTAAAGTTAGAGTAATGCATGATTTGCTTCCAACATGGCTTAAAGGTGGGTCTATGGAAGATAACAAACTTTCCCTTCGTTTACAAAATGGTTCTCAAATTAAGGCTATTGCTTCATCTCCTGATGCAGGACGTTCTGAAGCATTATCACTTCTTATATTTGATGAGGCAGCTTTCATTGATGATATTGATGAGATTTGGGTATCGGCTCAATCAACCTTATCAACGGGTGGTAGTTGTATAGCATTATCTACTCCGAATGGTGTGGGTAATTGGTTTCATCAAACTTGGTTAGGTGCGGAAGAAAGTACAAATCCATTTAATACAATCAGATTACATTGGACAGTTCATCCTGAAAGAGACCAAAAATGGAGAGATGAACAAGAGAAGCTATTAGGTACAAAGAAAGCAGCACAAGAATGTGATTGTGATTTTATATCTTCTGGTGAAACTGTAATTGAACCTGAATTATTAATGTTTTATAAAGAAACATATGTAATACCACCAGTTGAGAAAGGTGGGTTTGATGGAAATCTTTGGAAATGGGAGCATGCTGATTATTCTAAATCGTATATGGTAGTGGCCGATGTGGCTAGAGGAGATGGTGCCGATTATTCTACTTGTCATGTAATTGATATTGTGAATTCCGTACAGGTTGCAGAATATAGAGGTAAGGTGGACACTAAAGATTTTGGAAACTTTTTAGTAGCACTTTCAACAGAATATAATGATGCATTACTTGTAATAGAGAACGCAAATATTGGTTGGGCAACAATTCAGCAAGTAATTGATAGAGGATATAAAAACTTATTCTATATGAGTAAGGATTTAAAATACATTGATATACAACATCAAATGACAAATAGATATAGAAGTGAAGAAAAGGGATTAGTAGCTGGGTTTTCAACAACTTCTAAGACTAGACCTTTAATCATATCTAAATTAACTGATTACTTTAGAGAGAAATCAATTATAATTCGTTCATCTCGTTTAATAGATGAATTATTTACGTTTATTTATATGAATGGTAGAGCTGAAGCAATGAAAGGTTATAACGATGACTTAGTTATGGCTATATCAATTGGATTATGGGTTAGAGATACCGCACTTCGTTTAAGACAAGAGGGTATTGATTTAACCAAACAAGCGGTAAGTGGTATAACATCAAATACATCTCAAGGGATTTATGGTGGTAATGATACAATGAATGATAACCCTTGGAAAATGAGAGTTGGGGATGATTTTGAGGATTTATCCCAATGGTTGTAGTGTTTTGATATTTTACGATATTTATGTTATATAATGTCAAAATAGAAAACTGATAAAATAAATTATGGCAGAACAAGAATTAGATGACAGTAAAAGTTTTTTTGGTAGACTAAAGAAATTATTTTCAACAAATGCTATTGTTACCGTTGACAAAGATGGTAAGCGTAGAGTTGTTGATACGGATGAGAAGCAAATGAGTACGAACTTTGTAAATCTTAGAGATAGATATACAAAATTACAAAGGTCATATTACGAAACCAATCAGGGTGCACAATCAATGGCATACCATCAGGTTCGTAGAGAATTATTCAGAGATTATGATGCTATGGATAATGACCCAATTATAGCATCTGCATTAGATATATATTCGGATGAATCTACAACAAAGAATGAATATGGTGATATATTAGCAATCAAATCATCAAACGAAAATGTAAGTGCTATACTACATAACCTATTTTATGATATTATAAACATAGAATTTAATCTTTGGCCTTGGACTAGAAACTTAGTAAAATATGGTGACTTCTTTTTAGCATTAGAAATGGCAGAAGGTAAGGGTATTATTAATGTAACTCCATACTCTGTATATAATACGGAAAGATTGGAAGGTACTGACCCAATGAATCAAAACTATGTTAAGTTTAAAGTTGAATTAGATAGATTTGGTAAAAAGGAATATGAGAACTATGAAAT